GGCGGGATAGAGATGAAAAATGCGAAGTCAGCATCGTCAGAGCAAGCTCTATACCAACGTACTTTCAAATCCAGTTCATCTTCCGCAGACAACACTTCTGTGTCTAGCGACTGCATGACATAAACAGTGGTAGGTGCAGTCATTTGGTCATTGGTAGTAGAAGACGTAGAAAAATATGGATAAGATTGACCAGCATAATGTTGATTTTCAACTCTTGAATGTGTGTAATGATATTGGGGAACATCTACCTCGATTTGCTGTTGCTCATGCGCTTCAGTTATCATGTAGGCAGATGAGGCCGCAAGACTCATAGAATTGAAGAAGGTAGGCACACCCGAAAGTGAGGGGTAACCTTCGATCCAGGGTGCATAAACATTTCCAACATCTTGTGTCGCCCCTACTATAAACGAATTTTCATTAGAGGGGTCGCGCGTGGCTTTTAAACGCACACCTCCGCGTGAAAACAAGAACATCCTAGACAAATCGGTATATAGATCTGAATAACTGTCGTGAGCTGTTGACGTAGCGTAAGTGTATGTTTGAGAGGCAAATGGCAATATATATTGAATGCCACGTGATCCTGCAGGAGTTGCAGTGTTCAATCTACGAATAGGGTAAAATTTCTTTACCAAAGACCGTAGGGACATGACACGTTCACCAATACAATTCAGTGAGGTGTCAAGTGAGGGCGCATGCATACTCATATCTCCCAAAGCACCTTGCAATTGAATGGGGACGGGTTCTACATACACATGAGAATCGTCCCTAGGAGTTGCAAACTCAATATCGTCAGCCATATATGTCTCAATTAAGAGAGTAATGGTATTAGACGCAGTGTCTGGACATACTATAGGGTCTACAACTCTGAGTTCCCAAGTACCGTAAGCATTGTTACTGGCTCCTGGTTCAGTCGACAAATAGGGCATTTCGCTGATATAAGGCACACTAAATTCATATTCGGTAATACCATTAATATCAACTATATCCCTATGTATGTACGGCTGATCGGCCGAAACAATAGCAGGTTCTGCGGCCGTACGAGCTACAGGATTAAAGCATATAGCAAATCTACCTGTATGAAACTCAGTTTTGACCATTTTTATCTTAAAGCATACCGTGCCTCGCCATTTG